ACTAAATCTAACTAATAGTTGATTTTTGAGGGTTGAGGTTCGTCAACTAGCACCTCTGGGTATCTAATTCTAGCCCTCCAGTCAATGATGTTCTTCATCATGTTGAACTCCCTCGAAAAAGGGACTTTGTCTCCTCCTTTAGCTTGCTTATATTTAATAAGGTCTTTACCTTCCAGCTTGAAAAGTTTTTCCAAAACAGCTTGATTATAGGCTTTGTTACTCTTTTTGTTTCTTTCATTCATAACATAATCAGCCACAATTTGATAAGCCTTTGGTATTTCATTAGCTGTCATACACAAATACACAGCAGTAGCATGTTCTTCCGGTGTCATTGTACCTCTAGTCACTTTATCAATAGCTACTTTAGTTGAAACATGGCCAGTATGAGCAAATCTCTGAGGCAGTCTGAAACTTGAAGCTGCTCTAGTAATAGGGTCTATATAAATGAACCTTGACAGAAAGGTTGTCATATACTCGGAACACATGTATGATGACATTTTAATAACTTGACCTAGCCCATGAACTCTATCAGCGTCTTGTCTAGCATAAACCATATGCAATTGGTTTTCAAATTCTTCAACGTATTCAGGTGCAATAGCCACAACTGCATCGTCTCCAGCCACGAAAGGTTGAATCATATCCCACGGCACTTGTGCTCGATAAGCAACATAGTACACATAAGACAATACTCTAAGGGTGTTACCCAAGGTGGTTGACAGTGCGTGACCTGAAAATACTGTTCCTTTAAGTTTGCCTTTAACTGCAGTTATATTAGTTTTTGGATACTTTACTAAGATTCTAAATTCATTGCTAACAAGATTTTCTATAAATTGTTCAATAACACACCTTGGTACATGTTTGTTCATCATGGACTTAGCAAGGAACATCCTCAGAAACTTTGAATCTACAATATCCATTAATTCTTTGTGCTGATGTGAGTCATGTTGTGATCCGTCCCATGATAATAATTTCCAGCCTCTAGGTATCTTAGAAAACAACTGGTTTAGCTCTTGTGGACTAGCACCGTGAACCATACCGATAGGATGACCAGCAATAGTCGAACATTTGAGTAAGTGCAATAAGTCAAAATTAAGAGCAGTCAATATTAAGTATGTAAAGTTTTGAGGAGCCATAATATTTCTGGTTCTGTAATTTTCATATAGTACCTCCCCACCCTTCTGATTTGGCGTGAACCTCATACAATTGACGTAATAAGCAATGTTTCTTTCAAGCTCCTCCCATCCTTTTGCATAGAGTTCTCTCTTCTTAGGTTCGACGTTGTGCTTTAAGTGTTCTTCTAAAGTTACCCAATGATTATAAGGCATTTTCTCAATCTCAGCCATCAGCAAGTTAACGCAGTTTTCAAAGTCAGGAAGCATCTCAGGATCAGGTTTCAAGAAAGCTGAGAGTTGTCTTCCGAATAATGCTGAAATAGTACCGTTGAGTGTTTTTTGGAAACAGGCTGCTTTGCTAGGGAATAAGTCTGCATTATGTTCAAAAATTCGCTCCTTAGGCATAGGTAATTTATTTTTCAAGTCTTCTAGGAATTCTTCAATAGTACATTTTTGACCGTTAATCTTGAACATATGAAGTTTAGCAATAGATTTATTGTATCTAGCTAAGCTAGCTGTAACCTGAGGTTCCATCAACTCTATTGTCTTGACTACTTTATCTGCTGTTTTATAGAAGTTCTCTTCGGC